TCTGGTTTTCTTTTCTTAGTTGCCTGTACAGGACTTTTTGATACTATCCAGTTTTCTCCAAATGTTCCTGTCCACCAAGGTCCTTTTTCAGTAAGTGAACGTACTACTGTTTTTGCAACCTCTTTTCTTCCCTTAGTAATCGCCTTTCCTAAATCTTTAGTAAAGTGTTTTTTAAAATCTTTAGGCATTAGCAGTAAAATCGCAACTTACAACAGATAAGTAATGACTATCTTCTTCAACATTTACAGAAGTTGGACCTTCTATTTGTAATACTCTTGGAGTAACAGAAAAAGTATCTACATAAGTTGATTTATTTACAGAAGTAAGACCTGTAATAACTGTTTCGGCTATTGCAGAAGCCACTGCACTTCCCTTATGGGGTGGTGTCATAATTCCACATCTTATAGAACCCGAATAAAAACTTGATGCTGCTCCCTGTGTCTGGGTGGTGGATTGATTAAAGTCTAAACTCACCATCACATATTTTTTATTTTTACCTGGAGAAGTAAACGGTGTATTATCAAAAATTACAGATACAGTAGGATCTGCGTCTGTTACCGCATTTAGGATTGCGGTTTCAAATGCTGCTCGTGCGTTTACTAAAGTCATTAGAAAATAACATCAACTCTAAATAAGTATTCTTGACCGCCTTTTTGAGTAAGAATATTGGTTATTTTACAACTCCTGCTAGATCCAGAAAATGTCAAAGTAATTTCGTCTTGTAATAAAGGTTGACTATCTCCAATCAAATCAGGTGTTATATACATTCTTGCCACATTTTCTTGAAAACCTGTTTCTTCACTGGATCTTATAAATTCAATAGGAACTTTTATTGTGTAATTTGTATCTACTGTATGGTATTCTCCTGTCTCATTGTTATAGCTTGAAACTCCTTTTCTTGTATAAACAATAGTTGTATCCAAAAAGTTCCCAAGTTGAGAAACCACCTGTTTAGCTATCTTTTTTAGTGCTGTATCTAATTGTCCTGCCATTAGCCTCTAACCACTCTCATTTGGAAAGCTCCTGCTCCACCTAACATATATGCTCCAAGATAACTTTGTAACCACGGGTATTTATCCATAATATTATTTACAGTTCCAGTTCCCTGGCTAGTGGTGTTGTATTTAACTTGAATATCTCCTAATTTTACTTCCTCAATATTTCCGTCTGTACCTGTGTTGCCTGTCATAGCATCTGTTTCATTTGCCAAAGCCCTGGCTAGTTCATACTGTGCATATTTAATATTGTTTGGAATTGTTGTGCAGGATAGCTCCACATCATCTACTTGGTAGTTGTTTCTAGGAAATTTTAATGCCTGACCTTGATCGCATCTGTCTCCGTAGAATATGAAGCTGTCGATCCATCTTGTAGCTGCTATCAATGCTCTGTTTTTTTGGTCATCTGTTTTGTTAGTCCAGGTGCTTGAATCTGGTACAGTTTCAAAATATGTATTAGCTTCTGCCAATGTGACATAGCTATTTGCAGTAGCACTTGATAATGTTGCTGTTATAGTAGCTGCCACGATCCAAAAGGTAATTTAGTTTTATTGTAGCGTAAAGAAAAAGCCCCACCAATAATTGATGAGGCTTGATGACCACAAATTAATAATAAAATTAATAAGTTGAAGTGTCTAGAGGAGAGTTAACTGTTAACTGAACTAATGGGATCAAGTCAGCATCATATGTGATAGCCCACTT